CGGTAATACAAAGATCAGAGGAAAATCTGGTACTACACACGGAAGCTCGTATGCGCTACTCTACGGAGTACACGCATCTTACTTACAACAAGATAAATAAGCTATTCGAACAGGGCTGCATTGTAATTAGAAGAGACGGGAACGGATCTTCTGAGGACAATGACGTACCTATCGAGTTCTCAAGTAGGGAGTGGGCCAAATTCTTGGGGCAGATTCAGGGTCGCGAAAGCAACGCGTTGACGCGCGTTGGCGGTCCTGTTGACGCTCCAGGCTTAGCCTTGATCAATCCCAACAGTGTTCTTAAAGGAACGTGGCATGCCTTGTGGAAACAGCCACCAGGTGTGGATGCGGGCCTTTGGGATATCCAAGGGAAAACTCAAAAGGTTTCTTACGATGAGATTTATCTTGGGAGAGATTCTAAAAGGAGGAAGATACAGTACAGCTCGGTCACAGACTACGGTTTGTGCTCTGGTTGGCTTGATTTCTTTTACGAGATCAATGATGATACTCCGAATTTCCTTCGGAATTGGACGAGTACAGAGCTCACTATTGCCATGGAAAGAAAATTCTCTTATTTCTTTCCGTATCATCGGCTGTTGATCCCTCCTGGAGAGATACTCCCCATGTGGGTTCCTTGTCACAAATATTATCGATTAACCTATCTGAAGCTTCACCGCGTTAAACTTATTTCTGATAAAATAACTGCTACCATGCGCACGGATGGTAACTGGAATGAGAACGTTTTCCTGACCACATACAGGAATTTGATCTCTGGTAACAACCAAACCAGTATGGGGCATAAACTCTCTGATCCCGCTATGACCGAGTACCTACCGCTCATACGACAGAGAGTTTATGGTTCCCGTGCAAGAAGCAGGATGTCGGAGTGACTGCTCAGGCAACGTACGGCCAGCCAAAGCCTAGCCAACCCTAGGTTAGACTGGCCGGCCTTTCATGGCCCTTTATTGGAAAATGAGGGGTTAACGTTGCACTATAAGGGTAGACACCTTCGACATCCAAACTGTTATGTGGGGCCGGCAGGAGTTGTCGGCCAGTGGAGCTGTTTCAACTCCTCATCACACAACTTGTACTTGGGAATAGTTAATCGCGTTCTCATGATCAAGAACCCTGGATTTGACTACGGGAGGGTAATCGGGAATCATCCTTATCTTCCTAATAAATTGAGGCGGGGGCTTGAACTTCGGACTATGATTGACGTGAGTAATGACGCGTACTTTCATAGTTCGAAATTGCATCCAGTGTGGTATGCTAACATGCAAAGCATTAGCAAGAGGTTGTGCTCAGGAATACGGGTGGGGAAAATGAGCCCTGAAGAGTTTGTCGAGAGTAGGCCCTCGGGTAAATACCGGATCTACTCAGAGGCACTTCAGGAACTCAGAGATCAGCGCTCTTTACTGCCTAAAGATGTCCATGTTAACATTTTTGTAAAATGGGAACTTGTCACATCTGCAGATAAGGATCCGAGGATCATATCACCTCGCTCGCCTAAATACAACATATTGCTTGGCCAGTACATAAATAAGAGAAATGAATTGGCTATATATTCTGGTATAGATGCTTTATGGGGGGAGGTTTCAGTTTTCAAGCATTGTAACTTGCAAGCGATGGCCACCGAGATAGTGAAGAAATGGAACTCATTTACTTCTCCGGTAGCGGTAGGGCTGGACGCAAGCAGATTTGATCAACACGTATCAAGGCAAGCCCTTAACTTTGAACACTCTGTTTATAGGAGACTGTGGAGAGGGGATAAAGAGTTGAACGACTTGTTGAGATGCCAACTTACGAATTATTGTAAGGGTAAAGGAGATCTATATGACTTTGAGTATAAAGCAACTGGCAGGATGTCTGGTGATATGAATACATCTGTTGGTAATGTTATTCTGATGACCTCTGTTTTACTGCATTGGAAAGAAACCCTCGGGTTGGAATTCAAGTTAGTGAACAATGGAGACGACTCAGTAGCTATAATGGAGGAGACTGACCTAGCGGAATTTCTGCGGGGTTTTGACTTGTTCTTTGTGGCCTACGGCTTCAACATGGTAGCGGAACCACCTGTTTACCGCGTTGAGGAAATTGAGTTTTGTCAGATGAAACCAGTCCAACTCGACAGCGGGTGGATGATGGTTAGAAAACCAGCAAGTGTGTTCAAGGACATGATTGCCATTTCGTCGAGAGGCGTAGCGCATTACGACAATTACTTGCGTGATGTCGGGATGTGTGGACTATCACTTTACTGCGACTGTCCTCTGGTGGGGGTTTTCTACAAGACCCTGAGCTCACGTGGAGACGAGCGACTGGAAGGGGAGTTGAAGGGTGGTCTAGCCTACTGGATGAAACAAGATGGTTTAGAGAAACGACCCGTGCTTCCTGGGAGTTACTCCATTCAAGCCCTCTTGAGTTATTGTAGAGCTTTTGATCTCAATCCCTCAGTTGTACAGGATTTTGAAGACCTGGTTGTGAAAGATCTGTTTGCGGCTGTCAGGTATC